TACCCGCTGATTTGCGCGCTACCGCACGGCCACCCCGGCTTCCACAGCGACGGCCGGGGCGCGAGCTGGACGAACCTGGAGAGTTCCGCCCTGGACGCCGTGGTCGCGCGAGACGAGCAGGAGGCGGGACGGTGACGCGCCGCGCAGTCCGCCGCCTGGCGAACCGCCGCGCTGCCGTCGTCGGCATCGTCGCCGAGAACGAGACCGCCACCGCCCGCGTCGTTGCCGCCGCGCTCTACAAGAACCTCACCGAGACGATCTTCGATCTGCAGATGCTCGAACGGCAGGGACGCCTCATCAGCGAACGCGTCATGCCGCTGGCCCCCACCGCGCCAAGCCGCATCTACCGGCTCCCGACCGCCGAGGAGCGCGCGGGGAAGCTCGCCCTGGAGCGACGGCTACGCAGCGCGCTACACGCCGCCGTGGAACCCCCGCAGGCCGACCGCGGCGCGTTCTGGCACGACCTCGACCAGCGCATGACCAACCCGGCGTTCCGTGACGCCTACGACAAGCAGACCCGCCGACTGAACGACAGACAGGAGACCGACCGTGGCTGACACAGAAAACGTAGACGCGCTACGCCAAACGGACGAGGCCGCGCCGCTGACGGATACCGACCTCGACGAGATCCGCGCACGCAACACATACCTGCGCACCATCCCGTTCGAGACACACGGCCCCGGCATCCACGGCGACGGCTGCCCGCCCTGCGGCATGGTCCGCAGCATCGGCGACGTCAGCAGGCTGCTCGCCGACCGCGAGCAGATCCGCGCCGAGCTCGCCAAGACGCAGCGCGAGCTCGGCCGGCGACTCGGACCGGTAGGCGACCGTGACTGAGCCGATGAGCGACGAGCGGCTGGCCGAGATCCGGGCATGCGCCGAGAACTACAACGGGCTGCTCGTGCAGGAGCGCCCGAACTCGGCGATCGCCCACCGCGCCGAGCTGCTGGCCGAACACGACCGCCTCGTCGACGAGCTCGCCGAGGAACGCGCCGGCCGCAACCCGCGGCTGCGCTGCATCATCGTCAAAGCCGCACCCGACCGCGACCTGTACATCGGCTGGTCCAACGTCGTCGAAGCACCCACCGGCATGTGGACCCGCGCCGAAGCCCTCGCCTACGGATTCCCCCGCAGCCGCCTCGACCGCGCCGACCGCACCGGCACCAGCTCCATGGTCCCCGGCAGCGGCCAATGGGACGACCACGGCTTCATCGCCGAACAGCGCGGCTGGCTCCGACGCGACCGCATCGCCGACTACGCGCAGGCGCTGGCCGCCGACAACAACGAGGCCGCCTGGGACCTGCTGGAGCCGTTCGACGACGAAACCGAGGTGCGACGTGGCTGACCTGATCCTGATCGCGTGGGGCTGGATCGGCGTCGCACTCGTCGTCGCCGGTCTATGGGCCATCGTCGTCAGCAGCATCAAGGCCGCGGACGTGCGGAAGGCGGTCGGACGGTGAGCGACCAGACCGAATACGCAACCGGCGGCTACGTCTCCGCCCCCGGACCCGACGACGCACCGCTCGCACTCAACTACGGCTGCACTGGCGTCGGCTACCTCGTGCCCGTCGACTTCGGCGTGCGCATCCCACGCGGCGACATCGAAGTCGTGCTGCTCGACGCCGAACCCGTCCCGGACCACATCGCGTACGCGCTCAACGCGATCGGTGAGCTGTTCAGGCCGCCGAAGTAGACGAACCCCACGAAGCCCCGGCCGGTCAGCCGCGCCGGGGCTTCGCCATTCGCACGAACGTTCGACACCGAACCGCCGACGCGGGATCATCGGAAGCGACATTCGATCCGACTTCCATGTGCGCGAGGAGCCGATGGCGAAGCCGCTCAGCGATGCCGAGATCGCCAAGGTTCGGCGGCTGCATGGCGGCGGCGCGAGTGCGGGCGCGATCGCCAAGGAGCTGGGCCGGGCGACGTCGACGATTACACGCGCGTGTGGTCGGCTCGGGTTGTCGTTCGACCGGTCGCAGACCGCTGCGGCCGTGGCCGCGCACAAGGTCGACTTTGCGTCGCGGCGGGCCGAGCAGCAGCAGCGGTATCTGGCGATCGTCGACGAGCTACAGCAGCGGGCCGTGTCGACCGCCGACCACGCGCAGCCGGCCGGAGCCGACGGCGACGTTCGCCGCTGGCGCACCGAGCGCCCCGAACCGCGGGAAGTCGCCGACCTGCTGCGCGCGGCGACCGCGGCGACGAACGCCGAGCTGCGCCTGGCCGACTACCGTTCCAAGGACAGCCACGACGACGCCCGCGACATCGTGCTCGCCTTCGACGTCGCGGTCCGCGGCGCCTACACCGCCCAGCAGCCCGACGCGGGCGCGGACGCGTAGTGCTGTCGCCGAAGCAGATCCAGGCCTACTGCGAGTCGACCGCGCGGATCAACATCTGGGAAGGCGCCGTCCGCAGCGGGAAGACGATCAGTTCGCTGATGCGGTGGCTCGCCTACGTCCGCGACGCCCCACGCCGCGGCGAGCTCGCCGTCATCGGCAAGACCACACACTCCGCCTACCGCAACGTGTTTGCGCCGCTGATGGACCCCGGCATCGTCGGCTCCACGGTGGCGAAGTCCGTGTCGTACACGGCCGGCGCACCGACCGGCAGCATCCTCGGCCGCGAGATCCACGTCATCGGCGCCAACGACGCCAAAGCCGAACCGAAAGTCCGCGGACTCACCGGCGCCGGCGCCTACGTCGACGAGGCCACCGTGCTGCCGCGCGACTTCTGGAACCAGCTCGTCGCCCGCCAATCCACGCCCGGCGCGAAGATCTTCGCCACCACCAACCCCGACAGCCCGTCGCACTGGCTGCGCACCGAATGGCTGCGCGCCGGCAACCCCAACGTCCGCAGCTGGCACTTCACCCTCGACGACAACCCGTTCCTCGAACCCGACTACGTCGACCACCTCAAACGCAGCTACATCGGCCTGTGGTACCGCCGCTTCATCCTCGGCGAATGGGTCGCCGCTGAGGGCGCCGTCTACGACATGCTCGACCACGACCAGCACCTGATCGCGCCACGCCGCGTCCCGCCCATCGTGGACTGGATCGTCACCGGCATCGACTACGGAACGTCGAACCCGTTCCACGCCGTCCTCATCGGCCGCGGCGCCGACAAGCGCCTGTACGTCACCGCCGAATACCGGTACGAGTCGGCGAAGGCACAGCGTCAGCTGACGGACCGCGCCTACTCCGAGGCCTTCCGCGCCTTCCTGGCGGCCGCGCCGATCCCGCGCACCCAGTTCCGCGGCGTGAACCCGCGGTACGTCGTCGTCGACCCGTCCGCCGCCTCGTTCCGGGTCCAGCTGCACGAGGACGGCGTCCCGTCGTGGCCAGCCGACAACGACGTGTTGGACGGCATTAGGACCGTGTCGAACGTGCTCGGCAACGACAAGCTGCGGATCTCCCGCGCCTGCCCGTCGTTGATCGATGAGCTGTCCGGCTACTCGTGGGATCCGAAAGCCCAGAAGATCGGCGAGGACAAGCCGATCAAGACGGCCGACCACGGCCCCGACGCGCTGCGGTACGCGCTGCACACCACCCGCGCGGACTGGGCCCGGGCGATCGACCTGTTCGGGCTGGCGGCGTAGCATGTCGCACATGAGTTCGAACGACGATCAGCCCGTCGATCCGCAACGCGTCACGTACTGGGTGAGCCTCAAGAACGACTCCGGATTCGAAGTCACCTGCACCGATGTGCGGGAGGGCGACGGCTTCCTGCGGTTCATGGACGGCCCGATCCCGGCCGGACTCGTGCCCACGACCGAGTTCAGCTGTTTCTACCGGACGGAGCCGAAGAAGTGACCGACGACAAGCACATGAAGCTGTTCGCACCCGAAGACCGGCCCGCAGCGTTCGTCGACCCGGCCGGCGACGACGAGCCGAACGAGCGCGTCCGCGCCGCGGCCCGGCGCCTGCCGGACGTCGTCGTCCAGCCGGACATCCAGGCGCTGCCGTGCACCGGCTGCATCATCGACGGCAAGCAGGCCGCAATGCTCGGCAAGGACATCCCCGAGCCGCTGCCCGGCACCGTCATGATCAACGGCATGCTGCTGTGCGACATCCGGCACACGCTAAACGTCGGCGCCCCGCAGCTGCTCGTCGCGCAGCCCGGGCAGATGCCGGGCGGTACCTTCGGCTAATGGGCATCGTCGAGTTCCTGACCGCGCGGCTGGATGAGCGCGAGGAGCGCGCACGTCAGGCTGAGCATGCAGTGGGAACCAAGTACGACCCGCTTGCCCTCTCCGCCGGCGAGACGGTCAGCATTCCCCTGGTGGAGCTGTACCAGGATGCGCTTCCCGCGCGCGTCCTGGCCGAGGTGAAGGCGAAGCGG